GTGTAGGTTTATCTGCACCAACAGGTTTTAGCGTATCTGGTAGCCCCGTTACTTCAAGCGGTACTTTAGCACTAAGCTTCGCAAGTGGTTATAGCTTACCAACTGACACAAAGCAAAGCAATTGGGATACTGCTTATAATTCAAGGATAGTAAGTGTTGTAGCTCCTTTGACTTTTTCGCTTAACACTTTAGGAATAACACAAGCAACGGGAAGTTCAAACGGATATTTAAGCAGCACCGATTGGACTACGTTTAACAACAAGCAAAGTGCTTTAACCAATCCAGTAACGGGAACAGGTACTACAAACTACCTACCTAAGTTTACAGGTGCAAGTACAATAGGGGATAGTTCTATTAGTGATGTTGCATCTAGTCCTTTATCAATAGTAAAAAATGCTTCTTCTAGTACTTCTAATTTAATTTTTATTAGTCCTACAACAGGAACTAATGCTTCTATTTTAAATTTAGATAATGCAGGAGCAGGTAGCTTTTATATAGGCAGACAAAATAGTGCAGGTGCTAGTGTTTTATTAAGTGGTCTTGGTGCTTATGCAAGTGTAGTAGGACATACAGGTTCTCAAACTTTACATTTAGTAACTAATGCTTTAAGCAGAGTACAAATAGACGCTTCAGGCAATTTAGGTTTAGGAGTAACACCAAGTGCGTGGAATAGTGATTATGTAGCATTGCAATTTGGTGCAAAAGGATTACTATATGGTAGAAGTGGTGGAGAAGTTGCATTTGGTACAAACTGGTATCGTAGTAGTGGTGGTTCATTTTTATATGCAACAAATGGGTTTGCATCATATCAAGCACAAGCAGATGGTGTACATTATTGGTTTCAAGCCCCTTCAGGAACGGCAGGTAACGCTATATCCTTTACCCAAGCAATGACGTTAGATGCAAGTGGTAGATTGGGGATTGGTGTAACAAGTCCGACTGCAATATTAGATATAAATGCAGGGGCTAATGCACCAATTATTAGATTAACAAGTTCGGCAGTAGGTCAAATACCTTTTAGTATTCGTGCAAATATTCCGGGATTTTCTAATGCAGGATTTTCAATTTATGATGAAACCGCTGCGGCAAATAGATTAGTTATTTCAAGCACAGGCTCAGTAGGTATAGGTACTACATCGCCAAGTTATATTATAGATGTATATTCAACTACTTTGGCAAGAATAAGAGTAACCGGTACTACAAATTTTGCTATTAGTCAGTGGCAAAATGATGGTGGGTATTTTTATCAAGGTATAGAAAACTCTACTAATACAGGTTTTGGTGCAGGAGCGTATGCAAGAGTTATGTGGAGTAGTGGAGCGTATCCTATTGTATTCGCAACTAATGACACCGAACGTTTCCGCATAACAAGTGGGGGGCAGATAGCAATGAATCAAAGCACAACCTATGGTGCTGAAACATTAGAAATTACAGGTCTTATATCGGGGAGTGCTCAATATGGAATTTTAATGAGTGGTAATCCTGCTTCTTATACAAACTATGCAATGAGATTTCATTATACAGGAGTTGCGGTAGTTGGTTCTATAACTTTTAATACAACTTCAACCGCCTACAATACATCTTCAGATTACCGATTAAAACAAGACCTTAAAGATTTCAGCGGACTTGATTTAGTTAGTAAGTTAAAAGCATACGACTACGAATGGAAGGCAGATAAAACCCGTTCTTATGGTGTTATTGCTCACGAGTTACAATCAGTAATTAACTACGCAGTAACCGGAGTAAAAGACGGAAAAGAAATGCAGGGAGTAGATTATAGCAAAATAGTACCTGTACTTATTAAAGCAATTCAAGAATTAAACGATAAAATAAAATAATATGACAACTTTTAAATGGGTAGTATCGCAAATGGACACCGCTCCAAGCGAAGATGGTTTGACCGACGTGGTTAAGGTAGTGCATTGGCGTTATCAAGCAGAGCAAGTAGACGGAGACAAAACTTACAACGCTGAGGTTTACGGAGCGATGTCTTGCGCTACACCTTCGGACACGGACTTTACTGCTTATGACGATTTAACTTTCGACCAAGTATGCGAGTGGTTAGTAGCAGGAAACAACGTAGATGCTATGGAGTCAAACTTAGATACTCAAATCGAGAACCTTAAGAACCCACCCATTGTAAATTTACCTTTGCCGTGGAATAAATAAAATCTATATATCTTTACAAAAAAAAAACAATATGAAGTACAAACAACTATTACAATTAGCAACAACATTAAAGTATGTTATTGGAAGTCAGGAAACAAAAGTTCAAAAAAAGCTATTCAAAGTTCAAGAAAAAATAGCTAAGTATCTTGATGAGTACAATAAGCAAGTTGAGGAATTAAGATTAGATAACGCTTCGGTAGACGAAAAAGGTATTTTATTACTTAATGAAAAAAGTGATTACAAGTTCTCAAAAGAAGGTATTAAGAAGCTTACAAAAGATATTGAAGCCTTAAATGATAAAGAATTTGATTTTCAAATAATTAACGTAGTCAATCCACAAGGCTTGGAAAATTTTACATTCTTACAAGATTGGGTAACTGGCGTAGAATTTAACAAACAAGAAGAAGAAGAACTATAATGGCAAATAACCACCAAGCAGACCAATCAACAATCGTATCTTTAGTTAGTGCTACAATTAGCATTACAAATATTCAACCGCTATTCACATTGATTGCAAGTTTGGTGGCTATCGTTTCAGGTCTTATGGCTATTCGATACTATTACAAAATGACCAAAAAGCTTAAATGAGATTAATACTTTTAGCCTTATTACTTACTTCTTGCGCTTCAGTTAAGAAGTTTGAAAAGCGTTATGATAGCACGGGGACAACTAAGATTGACTCCGTGCATCTTACTTTTTATGATAGCGTTACTAAGATTATAGAGAAGGAGCAAGTATTTACAAAAGAGGTTACTATCTATGACACAATACGGATAGCAAAGGATAGTATTATAGTAGTTCCCAAAATCGTAACTAAGTGGATATACGAGACACGCGAGAAGGAGAACAATAATAGCCTTATTAAAAAAGACACAATAGCGTTAAATCGCACAGAAACGGCTCAAATTTCGATGGTAGATAAAAATAAGGTAACCACACAGAATAACTTTTGGAAGGCTCTAATCGGTCTTATAATAGCGATTATATTAATTTTAGCATATTGGAATAAGTTATGGAAGTAAACAAAGCAGGTAGGGACTTAATAAAGCACTTCGAAGGGTGCAAGTTAAAAGCGTACAAATGCCCGGCAGGTGTATGGACTATCGGCTATGGCAATACTTTTTACGAAGACGGAAGCAAAGTAAAGGAAGGCGATGTGATTACTCAGCAAAGAGCGAATGATTTATTTGACACAATCATTGACGATTTTGCGAGAATGACAGATGCTCTTGTAAAATCAAATGTAAGCGAAAACAATTTTTCTGCATTAGTTTCGTTTACTTTCAATGTAGGGACTGGTAACTTAAAGAAAAGCACTTTACTAAAAAAGGTAAATGCTGACCCTAAAGACCCTTCTATTCCTGCTGAGTTTAAAAAATGGACGAGAGCAAATGGTGTTGTGCTTAAAGGGTTAGTGAGGCGGAGAGAGGCTGAAGCTAAACTATATGAGCAACTTTAGAACTATATTAGTTAATTTATTATCGGACGAAAGCAACAGTATTAGCCATAAAAGAGTAGTGGCTATGCTTGGCAGCATTTGTCTTTTTATATCCCTGTTCTTAAACATAATCTTAAAAATTAACCCAAGCGATAAGTTGGTCGATGCCGTCTTGTATCTTACGCTATTTGCTATGGGTTACACTACAATAGATAAATTCAGCAAAAAATAAATAATGCTAAAATCAAAACGCAAACGCCTATTCTTTGACATTGAAACCTCTCCGAACGTTGGCTTTTTCTGGAGTGCCGGATATAAGTTAAACATCACACCGGATAGCATAATTCAAGAACGTGCCATTATTTGCATCTGCTACAAGTGGGAAGATGAAAAAGAAGTTTACCACTTACAATGGGATAGCAAACAGAATGACAAAAGAATGCTACAAAGTTTTATCGAAGTAGCAAACACGGCATCGGAGTTAGTAGGAC